GGCAACCGTCTGGTACGTGCTGCCACCATTCACGCTGGTGGCGACGGTCAGGCCAGTGCCAGCAGGCGTCAGCGCATTCCAGCTGACGAGGGATGACGCGGCACGACCAACTGGCGCGAGCGAGAGCGTCGGGCTGGTCCAGGTGCCGCTCGCGCTGTACTGGCCCTGGACCCAGACCGTGATGCCAGCCATATCCGGCACCACAGGCGCGCTCTGCGCAGTGAGCGTGATCTTGAGGATGACCGTCTTTGCGGCGAGAGACTGCCCTGGCGTCAGGTTAGCGATCTGTCCCCCGTTCGTGATGGATTGGAAGGTCGAGCCGCCGTCTACACTACTCTGGACGCTGATTGAGGTGGTGTTATCTTCCAAGCTGTCTACGTCCCACATCACGACGCTATTGCCGTAGGTGGTGGCGCTTGAGATGGCCAGCGCTGCACTTTGCCAGGTGCCGGTGAGCGCAGCGCAGACGCCGAAATTGTCAAAATAGAACGTGGTGGCGGACCCGGAACCATTGTTTGCGCGCAGGCCGATATAGCCCGCCGCGCTGTAGGTGGAGTCCGTATGAGAAATTATGAGTGCCGAATCCAGGTAGGCTTGATGACTGGTGCCATTAACCACGATTTTGAGGCGATGGGTCGAGCCTGATACAAGCGAAAGAGCAGCGGTCGCTATGCTGGTGAACGTCCCTGCTCCGCTCGACGAATTGGTGCCATGCCCAAACGTCATCGATGTTTGTGTAAAAAAGATCGTATAGCCGTACGTGTCGTTATTGTTTTGCCAACCCGTCGTGCGGTAGACAAAACCAACTTGATTAGCCGCAAAGGACGGGATCACCACGTCCACTTCTGCTGTGAAGTTTTGCCATTGCCCGGCAAAATCCAGGCGACTCCGCACATCATTGGATGTATTTCCGGTAGCAATCCACATTTGCTTATTGAGCACGCCTTGAGTCGGGCCAGATCCGCCATAGAGCGTCTGGCTGCTGTCATCGGCATCGTCCCAGTCGCGCTGGATGCCATTGAGCGTGATGCCGTCGCCTACGAGCGCGTTATTCTCTGCGTTGGTAAAGGTGCCGGTATTGTAGTCGACAGGCAAGAGCCAGGTTTTGAAGACATCGCTCTTGGTGGCATTATAGGATGTATCAATCGTCACGCTCAGGCTATTCATGGTCGCGGTTACGGTCGGGTCGCTGCCGAGGGTGAACGTGCAGCGGATATCGAGATATGCTCCCGCTGACGGGCTTGCGCCTGGGAGCAGGTTGGGGATGGAGCTGCCGCTGGTGGCCACCTGCCATGTCGCGCTCGCATCCAGCGAGGTCTCGACAACGCCAGTGGCGCCCGTAGGCAGGCTGGGCACCCATCTGATTTGTGAGTCCCTGACAATCGAGACACCGTTGAAAGAGCCGGGGAATACCTCCACCACCTGTACCTTCTCCCCACCTGTGGCCTGGGTCAGGCTCACGTTGGTGTAGCCGACGTTCTTGGCCTGCACATTGGTGCTTAAAGTGCTGGCCACGCCGAATATGGTGGTCGTGGTGATGCTGTGCGTATAGGAGATGTTGCGGATGTAGCTGGTGTATGTGCCCGCATTGTTGCCCTCTAAGCCCACGAGCACACTGACGATTGTTTTACCATTTAATGCTGATGGCATCAGGAAAGAGCGCACATACCACGTATCCGTGGCCAAGCCGCTTAGATCCGTAGCCGGCGATGCGGCAAGGCCCTGAGCGTCTACAGCAACGCTGGCGGAAAAATACGTGCCATCGCTACAAATAAAATCGCAGCCACTCATAATCTGCGGTGACGATTTCGTGACCCACACCTGATACTGAAAGTTGTCGCCGGTCGCAATGGTGATCGAGCCTGACCAGATCTGGCGGTACGTGCGTGCGTTGGTGTAGCCGCTCGACGCGTAGCCGCTCAGCACCAGGATGTTGCCGCTGGAAGCCGTGGCAAGCGAACCAGAATACATGAACGGAGAGCCGGCCAGGGCCAACTCCAGGTCTCCGTCGCCCGGATTACCGTCCGTGACGTTCGTCGCCACTGCCGTGTTGCTGGTCGTGCCCGCGCCCCATTCTCCGGTTGTCTCGTTCCATTGGAGCGCAAACGCGCCCGAGACATTCTCCGCCGAGCCATAACGCTGGATCTGGTCAGCGGCCACGACTCCGCCATATTGATTCTTGTATGCCTTCTTGCTGCTGACCTTGTCCACTCGATAGGTCTGATCAGCGCATTGGATGCTCCAGGAGCGCGCGACATTTGGCCAGTAGCGCTGGCTCATCTGCGGCGTGGTAATGATGCCGGTGAAGACGGTGCTCAAGTTGGTATCCGAAATCAACACTGGCTGATATTTCGTGAAATTTACCGCACCAGAGCCGTCAAATAGCTTGAACGAGCAGGTCGAGTGGCCATCTACCACGTCTCCAAATTTGAATGAGCCCTCAAGAACCGTATAGACGGTTCCGGCGATGTTTGCGGTAAAACTCATCTACGCGGCCCTCAACGTCTTGACTGGCCCATGATTGAGCCAGTTGGACACCACATTACCGCCGATCATATCCGTGATCTCCTGCCCATCCAGATAAATGTGATTGTGGTTATGAACGTGGATCTCCCCGCGCCCGCCGCCGCCAGCCAGCGCGGCCAGGCTCTGACTGTGTGAGAGCACGCTTGCGCCCGACGGGCCGCCAAACACTAGCTCGCTGTAGGGGCCCGGATCGCCTGCGATCGCCATTCCGCCAGGCGGCACAAAGCCACCCGTTGAAAGGTGAGGTATCTGCGGAACATCCGGGTGAATGTGCACAGGACCAACATCGATGCCGATAGAATCGATCGAGCGGATAAAATCATTGATGAGGTCGATGACCCCATTGATCCCCGATTTCATCCCGCCTCCTATCTCGATCCAGACCCCGTTCGCGATGGATTTGATCCCGTCCCAGACGCCCGAGAAAGTATCTTTCATGTCATCCCAGGCTTTTTTCCAGTTTCCGCTCGCTAAATCTAGCCCTACCTTTATTATGCCGGAAACAATGGAAAAAGCAATTTGCACGACCCCTTTTATAATGTCCCAGGCAGCGGTGAAATCGTTTGTCACCTGTTGCCAGATCGAGGGCCAATATGGGCCGATCCATTGTAAAAATCCTCCGATTACGTTGGATATATTTTTTACTACGGGTTCAGCGCGCACGCTAATCTCTTCCGCAAATTGCGAGATCGCGGTTGTAGCCGAGACGACATCAGGCATAATGAACTTGATTGCCTTGCCGAGGTTATCGGCCAGGAAGCCACCGACCCGGACCACGATAGGCGCGATTGTCTCAAATCCACCGATGAGGATCGGCAGCAGTGTGCGGCCTAGCTGCTCGCCTGCTGCCCAGATCTGCGCCAGCGCGGGGATGACAGTCGTGACGATGGTGGCTCCCAGGCTTTCGAATCCAGGAAGACTTTGCTGGATGGCCGGTCCCATAGTCCCCTGCCACCATGCACCGAGTTGCTGAACCGTCTGACCAAGGAATTGGAAATCAGCGGTGAGCTGGCCACCAACGATCTTTGACAGTTGCTGAAAAGTGCCTTGCAGAAACCCAAAGCTACCCTGACCATGCTCCAGCCCCGTGGCGACCCCATCGAATGCGGTATAGAAATCCCATAGCAGGCCCGTAACTTGCGAGAGTCCGCCTTGCAGCAAGTCATGGAATGCAGCGCCCACTGGCCCCAGGACGCTCTTCACGCCCCCAGCATGATTGAGGAAAGAACTCAGAAACTGGCCTGCTGTGCGGAAGGACGAACCAATGTCCACCAGCGCGTCGTGTGCGTCGCCAAAGTTTAGGCCCGTGAAAGCTCCAGCCACGCCCGAGACTGCACCGCTGATTCCCTGGAAGACGGAGACGATACCTTGTCCCACGCCCCCGGCGAACGACTGGAAGACTGGAGAGGCCAACGTGCCGCCCAGGTTATTCAAGTCCCCTTCGAGTGCCTTGATAATCGGCGTCCCGAAGGCCGCTATCACCTGGTCCCAGTTCGACTGGAGCGTGCTGAGGAGCCCGGTAAACGTCCCTGCCGCCTTTGCCATGCCGCCCTTATACAAGGGGTTCATCTCGATGCCCTTGGTCAGATCATCGATAGCGGCATTGGCCGGCAGCAGACCATGGGCCACAAGGTTTTTGACCTCCGGGATAGATTTGCCGGTAGCATCTGCCAGAGCCTGCCAGCCGTTGATTCCGTGCACCGCCAGCTCATTCATGGTCATGGCAGTGATCTTGCCCTCGGTGTGGATCTTGCCGAAGATTTGGACCACACCGTCGAGTTCTGCCGGTGTATCGCGGCCCACAGAACCAAGTGCATCGCCGATAGCAGTGATCTCTGGTACCACCTTGCCCGCACCGATGCCAAAGCCTTGCAGCTGTTCCGCCGCCTGATCAATGTCGAGCGTCTTGAATGGCGTTTTTGCGGCAAATTCGTTGAGCCGCTGCATCTCCGCGCCCGCAGCCGCCGCCGAGCCGTCCAGCGTGGTGAGCGCGGTGGTGACAGTTTCCGCCGAGATCGCTGGCCCGAGCAGAGACTGGCCCAGGCCTTGTGCGGTGCTCCAGAGTGCCTGCACGCCGAACATGGTCTGGCCTAGCTGTGCGCCGAAATTGAGCAGGCCGCCAACCATGCCGCCGATGCCCGACAAAAAGCCGCCTGACGATTGCTGCGAGGCATCAGAAAAGCCCGCAAGCTGGTCTTTTGCGCTGCTAATTCCGCTGGTCAGGCCGCTGAGATCCACCTGGAAGCCAACAGACAGAATCCCGAGGTCCATTCTGTGCCCGCTTTTCTATTTCGTGCCACCGTACAGTTCCGTCAGGCGATCGACCTCATCCTGATCCTGGAGCTCGTAAAAGTCTTCCCGGCTTATAGCTCGCTGACATGCTCTGGCTGTGGGGAATCGGAGGGCGAGGGCGACTCTGATCCACCATCGCTCGGTGGTCCATCCGTGCTCGGTGCCCCCTGTGAGCCGTTTTTTGTCTCATCTACAACCTTTTTGGGAGGAGTCAGGAAGCCGTTGACCACAGGCACAAACGCATTCAGAAGGTCGATATCCTTCTGGCAAAGGGTTGGCGCGTCGGTCTGCATGAAGATCGGTGAACCGCCCGAGCGCCAGTGCAGGCAAGAGCATAGGTACATGGCCCCGCGCAGGGTCACGTTGCCGACGGTGGCGGCGTCGATCTCATTGGCCGCAGTCGCCGGCAAACCGACCAGCATCAGGCTTTCCGCTGGGAAGCCTTTGGCCAGCAGCAGATCGGGTGTATCGATGTTTGTGCGTTTCGGGTCAAAGTCCGCGCCCAGCAGGAAAGCGCGAGCGGATTGGGCATCAAGAATATCTTGCATAGTTAGAACCTTCTCTCAAATTATCAGATCAAAGCGACGATAGAATCACACTGGAAATTCAGCGTCTGATCATTTGCTCCGGCGACTGGTCCGTGCCAGTTCGAGTCTTTCGCGTAGCAATATGACTCAAAGGCGTGAATTCCAGTTGGGTCCACAAAGCTCAGGATGAGCAAATCGCGTGCTGTCACATGTGCTGCGTAAACCGTCGCGGCGGAGTCGGGGTACCAGGACTTGCAGGCAAATGTACCTCCGTTCAGGCCAGGTATGAACTGCATGAAGCCGGTTCCTGATGAGCCCTGGAAACTGGTCACGTCGAGCATTTTGTTGCTCGCGGCGAAGACGATATCGCTCGCGTAGGCGATGCTGGCGTAGGCGTAGTAGTTGAACGTGTGCAGCCGACAACCATAGCTGGTACCACCGCTCAGCGCCACGTTGAGCACCACCTGCGCGGTCAGATACCGCAGCGTATAGGTGCCAACTGTCGCCGTCGTCCAGGTCGAGCCGTCGAGCGTCGTCTGGACCACCACCGCTGTGTTTCTGTCGATGTAGCGGTAGATGCTGGCCAGGGGCACCGTGAAATGCTGGTGATCGCCCGCGTCGGTGAGCACCAGATCTGTGCTGCCCACCGAGGGCGTCGAAGTCAGATTGACCAGGCATTTATAGCCTGGTAATGGCACCGCTTGATGGTCAGGCATGGCAGCAGCTCCTCCAGGCTAAGCGAACACAATCGCGCCGGTCATTTGAAGCGTGACCGTCGTGTCGTTGGCGTTGTTGACCGGCCCGTGAACATTGAAGCCCGCGACGTAGGCGGTGAACGTCGCGGTATTGGTCCCATTGATGCTGAATATGAAGTATAAGAGCGTTTTATTTAACCACGCATTCTGTAGCACAAGCTGACCGTTTGTATCGGTTGGGTCGTACCAACATTTGATGGTGGGTTTGCTACCGCTTAGACCGGGAATCCATACTTCCCAGCCAGCGTTGGCGGCGTCCATATTCGAGACGTCGTATTGATTTGTGTTGTTGGGCAACGTGAGATCTGAGACCCCGGCCACCTTATTCGTCGGTGAGGCGCTGGTACCCACCTTTGCCCAGCCCAGATAACCCGGTGTAGGAACAGTCATATCGTTCCAACCTCCTTCTGAAGTGTCAAGACACTTAAAGCGTCTGTGTCATGAGCTTGTATCGATGCATCACCGCTGGCGTCAGGCCGTCTGCCAGCGGCGGCAGCTCCTGCTCGTTCTCGAAAAGCATAAAGAAATTCGCGAATCCGCTGGCCGAGAGATCGAGCGACGCTGCAGGCGGCTGCGTGAGCGCGTAGATCCTTGCGATCAAGTCCCGCGCTTTCTTCAGGCCGCCCGTGGCCCCTGGCTGCGTGAAGGCACTGACCTGCACATAGGAATCCACCGCATCCTGGCCCATTGCCAGCGTGGTCCCGCTGGTGCTGGCCGGGATGTAGACCGCGACATAAGGGAATACCTGATTCGGCGGCACACCTCCGCCCCCGTCAAAGATCGCGCCTGGCGGGTTCGTCGGATTGCCGAGCAGGCCCGCAAGCGTCGTGTCTGCTCTGTAGCGAGCGATCAAGGCCGTCATGATTGCGCCGGTTGGTAGTGCCATCAGAGCGCTCTCTCAACCGGCGAGGCCAGAATAAGCTGCCTTGTAGCACGAGTCATCGTCTGATCGACTACCTCGTTGACGCGCTCCTCCAGCCAGGGCGTTTCCACGAAGAGCTCTTTGAGCACATCTATCACTGTTTGGCGTATAAACTGCTTTGCTGCCTCAGTTGGCTCAAGACCGACATTGACTATTATATTAGCATCTGCCATCTTTTTAGCTCCACGAAATGATTTTCAGGCCAAGATCGATCAGATCAGCCTTGAGAGCATCCTTGCCGTCCAGGTAGCCCGGAAACATAAATGGCTGCGGCGCAACGGTGGTCCCGCTGGCAGTGCGATGCCCCAGCTCCACGGGTGGTGCGTATTCTACAGCGTTGCCCACCTGGCAGGCGGCTGCGCTGATACGCACATAACTGATGGCTGAGCGCAGCCGCCTGGTCCTCACTGGGCAGCGCTTCTTTGCGCTACCTTCGGTGACAATGCCAGCATTTTGCACCGAGTCGCCGACCTGCTTCTCGATCTCAGCGCTGGCCGCGTCGAGATTTGCCAGCACGGCGGAAAACCCCAAAACTGGCATCAAACCGATCCTTTCGCGCCATGCTCGACACAGACGATGATCGTATTTACATGCCGCCGATCCTCATCAATCGCCGCGATGATCTGGAATGACCTATCATTGATCAGCAGGTTCATGCCCGGCATAATAGCGACATCCTTAGCGTAGAGACACTCTGCATAGTGATCTGCCTCCGGGTAGAGTTGGCCATATCGATACGCCAGGGACGAGCCACGACCATTGCGCCCGGAGTGCAAAGCAACCATCGGAGAGCGCACGGTGACAAACTGGCCAGCGTTGGCGTTGCCGCCTTCGCCATTGTCTGCCCAGTCAGCCTCCCGCTGGATCTGCGCGGGTTGGTTGTACTTCCCGACGTCCTGGTTCGTGGCGCGCATACCCCTTACTCCTCGTTGTAGCCAATCCAGCCAGATATGTGACCTGTCTGTGTGGCATCGATGAACATATGATGGTTGATTGCATCAGCAGGCACACCCGGACCAAGATCAGGCGACGGAGAACCAGATGGAACTACCAGCAGATTTGTTCCTGACACCGATTGAATCTGAATTGCCCCTGCTGTCGCCGCGTCATTCGTCAGATGATAGGCAATTACGCGGAATAATTTACCGGCTGTTGGCGTCAGTACATCTACCGGGGTGTCAGTGGTAACAGAGGTTTCATCCAGGAGCACCATTTTGGTGAAGGTGCGCGCACGATCGACCGTAGCGCCATTGAAGCGCCCAACGACAGCCTCCAGCATATTGGCCGCAACCTGCGCATCAGATGTCGCGGTCGTAGACTGGCCGCTATTCGCCTGAATCACCGCCGTGCCAAGCGTCGAGCCGACCGGCACCGCGTTGGGTTGCGGCGAGGCCTCGGCGGTCACAGTAATCGAGGTGCCCCCGCTGCTGGTGAGCGCGGCCCGGAACCGACACAGGCCAGCGGTCTGGAAGATCCAGATCGATTTCGTTGAGCCAGGATTGGCGACCGATGACGCAACGGTGGTTGCTCCCATCTTGGTACCCAGGATGACGTCGAAATTCGTCCCGTCCTGGCTGGCCTTGAAGGTCACGGTGCCGGTGTAGCTCGTCGGATTAATCGTCACCGCGACGGTGGCCATGCCGGTGATGTCAAAGTCGTTGCCTGTCCCATCCGTGCTGGCGGCATTTTGCAGCGTCTTCGTTGTGACGGCATTCATGTTGAATGGCTGGCTCCCAGGAGGAGCCGGTTCAACCACTCCCATCGTTTATCTCTCTTTCAGCCCATGGGGCTACTTTACAGGCGTAACAGTTATTTCAAATGATGCGCCTATTTCGGCATCCTGGAACATCTTTATCTGAGCAGGATCAGAAACCATCATTTCGAGCTTTCCATGCACATAGTCCTGATCGCGTTGTGCAAGCCGAACACTCAACCCCCATCCTGTTTGCACGAAATCTGCCTTTGTGGAGGACTTCCAGAGCGCGGCCCGCTTTACCTCTTCCAATTGAAATTTCATAGGATGAATATCCTTCGCTCGGCAAACTGCTGCCGGATGCCATCAGGCACCGGCGCGCCTTCCCTATACTCATACCAGTAGTTAATTAAGCTGAGCATGGGCAGCCGCACATCCTCGATCTTCGAGTCCAGAGTATCGCTCCCGGCGACGTAGGTGAGCCGGTAGCGCGCCGCCGCCAGGATAGTGAATAGATTGAGCTCGTTCGGCTCGGCATAAGTGTCTAGACGGTAGTTTGGATTGCCATTCCCGTCGGTTGCAGGCAGCAGCGTCCACTCCGGGACATCGGCCCTGGTCAGTTGCCATTCCACCGAGGTAAGGCTCTGGACCGGCCCCATGAGCACAGGGATAATCACACGAGCATTGCCGAGCAGCGGGATATTTGGCCGCTCCAGGAAGAGATCCGCGTCCATCGGCGCGTCCACTGCTCCAGAGAGCGGCCCGGCAGCCACCGGCTCGACTTCATGGATCATCTGGATGGTTTGTGTGACCAGGCTCTTATGCAGCGTAT